TCATAAAACTCACACAGCACCGCTTTTTCAGTGGTCCTGAGGATGCCACAGGACACTACTACCCCATCCCTCATACCTTGCCCCTGTCTGCATCAATCCTGACAAGTTTCTCTTTGAGCACAGTGAAGTTGTCACCATGGCACTTGGACCAAAACTCACACGGTGTGAAATAAGAGTCACAGTGGCTGTAGTTTTGCCGTGGCTTGATCTTGCCCTCTCTCAAGGCCATGCTGAGAGCGTGCAGCCTCTTGTGCAGAGCAAAGGCTTTCTCTGGTGCCATGATTTCACGCGGTACAATCACATCAATGCTCTCAATGGCACTGTAGAGCCTTTTGACGTAGGACTCATATGCCTCATCCTTCAATGGCTTGATGAGTGACTTGGTTGTGACCCTGTAGCGTGCACCCCGGAATTTAGCGGGGTCCAGCTTGAACATCTTGGCAATCATCTCAGCAAAGCTTGCATAGAGATTTAGCTGCACATCCTTGTGGAGTCTTGCCACCTTGGTGTCACTGAGATTGCTTGCCGTTTTCAAGTCCGTAACCCACCAGCCAAGCTTGTCACCCAGTACAGCGTCAACGTAGCCAATGAATATTGGGTTACTGATTTCAAACTCAGTTGCAAGGCAGGTAAGTCCCGTGCGCTTGTGCAGCTTGTAGTTTTTCATGGTCATGGCGTGCACCAAAGCCTGAGAGTCAACACAGCTGTGCACCTTGCAAGCCTCTTTGACCAGAGCCAAGGTTGGCTGCTTATCGTGCTTACATTTTTCCACCACCATGTGGAAAGCCTTGCCAATGTTGAGTGCACCCTCATCCCGGTCAACATCCGTGTCTGGCTCACTCATCCACACTTTGCGGTGACAATATTTTTCAGTGCAATTTTGAAGTAGGTCAGATGAGGAGTATGACAGCCGTGTGTCACCCACCTTGGTGCCTTTGCGTATTTCAGTAGACATGAGAGACCTTTCTTTGAAAGCCCTTGGTTTTGGGTGGGTGGGCCAATTTAAGTGACCCACCCACCCAGTGGTCAAGCTCACATCACTCATAATGATGCACAGTCTTGACCAATAGGGTGACCTCTCTCATGGTGTTTTAACAGGTAGACTGAGAGGTCAGGTTTAGGACAAAATTAAATCAACCCTCAAGGTCCTCAAGGTCAACTTCACCCTCAGAGCTTTCCTCTGTGGTCTCTTCCTCAAGCTCATCGGTTGAGGTCTCAGTTTCCTCATCGGTCTCTGTGGTCTCTTCCTCAAGCTCATCGGTAGCCGCTTCCTCAACCTCAGCACCTTTGACAAAAACCTCAAAAGAATGCGCGTCTTTGTTTTTATAGGCCCCACTGGTGAGCTTGTTGGTGCCAGCATAGACAATCTTTACTGAGTCACCTTGCTTGACGTTGTTTTGCAGGATGTAGTCAAGCTGCCCAGCCGCGTTGAGGCTCACAACCTGTCCATCACTCTCTCTGAAATCATGGTTGTCCCGGCCAAACTGGTTGGGTGTGTCACCGATGTACACACCGTCTTTCACAAGCACATCACCCGGTGAGCATTCCTTGTAGCGGAAATATTTTTTGACAACTTCCACTTTGCGGAAACCCTTGGGGGTGCTGCTCAGTGCTTTCTTGGCCACTGGTTTTGTTGCTTGCTTGGCTACAGGTGCTGCAGCCTTTGGTGCTGGTTTCTTGGTGACTGGTGCGGCTGCTTTCTTTGCAGCGGATGCTGCTGGTTTTTTTGTAACTACTTTTGCCATGGATGCCCCCTTTATGGTGCGGTTAGAGCCGTTTTGCAGATGCTTTGGACCCCCAAAGCCCTGATGATGCGGCTAAATGAAATATTTATTGAATTGTTGGTACTCGGTCAGTGCTCTCTCGTCAACGTGAATTTTTTGAGCCTTGAGTTTTTTTCCTTGGGGGGTGACGTACTCCCCTTCCTTTATCGTGGGACCCCAGAGCTTGCCATCAATCCTGATGCTCTCAGCGTGAGCCTTGGCTCTACCTTTGAAATAAAAACTGAAAGCCTCAGACATGGCCCCCCACATAACATCAATCTTGTGCTCATCCTGACCGCACTTGCCAATCATGTACAGTGCGTCATGGAGCGTGAAGGTGATGGCTACTCCCCTGTCTTGACTAAGGGCCACAGCCTTCCTCATCACCGATGAGCCAAGGCCCTGAATGACTACGTTGTTGATTGACCGCGTGTTGTCATTATCACCCCACATGGTCCAACCACATGGCAGCTTGATGTAGCCTTTTTCTTGGTAGGCTTGCAGGTTTTCACCAAGCCACTCATTGTACCTGCCATAAACCTGAAAAAACTGGTCAATGAGTGCACGCGCATCCTCAGCGGTGTACTCTTTACCCGTGTCTTGGGTGAGTTTTTCAGCCAATGATTTTTCTTGCATCCCGTAGCTCAAGCCCAGTGTGGTGGACTTGAAAGGCTCTCTGATTTTTCCGTGAGTCTTTTTGGTGGCACCCTCTGGTGCTGCACCGGCTTGGATTGCAAAGTACAAGTAGGGGTCACCTGACTTGTAAGCGTTGACCATGTTGATGTCTTGGCTCACAAGACTGCTTAACAAAAACTCCTCTGAGGAGTAGTCCAGTGCAGCCATGAAGTAACCCTTGGGGGGCTGAATGAGAGAGCGCATCCACGCTGCCTTGAGTGGAATGAAGCTTGTGGCCTTCGGCTGAGACCTACCGGACTGTGCACCATAGATATTCATGTATGGTCTGCAAAACCCATCAGAGCCAACGTAGTCAAGGAAGGTCTCTTTATTTTTTGCATCGGGTGACTTTGGCAAAAACCCGTTGAGTGACTTTCTGAATTTAAAGTATCTGAGTAGCTGTGCACCAAAGTTGCCACGGGGGTAGTCATGTCTGTAGTGAAATCTGTCCTCAAAAGCCTCAGAGGAAACTGAGAGCATCCCGGTGTCAGTTTTTTGCCACCTACGCACGTCTTGTGTCAAATTAATCCACTCGCGGATTGTGCCAAGGTCCATGGAGTACCGCTGTGCTTTATTATTCCACCTGAATGGCTTACGCTTTTGAAACTGAGAGTTGATGTCCTCACACATCTCACGCATGATGTCTGGCACCTTGGCTACAAAGGTTTTCACTGCCTTCACGTTGACTGGGTAACCAAGTCTTTCCATCACAGCCGTGCGTGCTGCATACTCACCCCTGAGTAGCATCTCGGGGAGTACCTTTTTCAAGTCATCAGGCTGGTACATTTCACGGTACAGAGCCACAACCTTTTTCAGAAGTGCTGGCAAGTGCTCAACGTCACCAGCACAGTATTCCATGATTGCTTCCATCTGCTCATCACTGAAATGCTCTGGGTCACTGATGATGAGGTCACGCATCTCTTTTTTATGGTCAGTATCAATCTTGACCTTGAGGAGCTTGAAACACGCTGCAGCTAAATTAGTCTCAGCCTTGGATGCGTTGATTTCCTCTTGGTCATCCTCTGTCCTATTCCACTTTGGCTTGGGGGGCTTGGTGAAGGTCTCTTTACCCCTGATGAGTTGTCTGCCATAGGCAATCTTGTTGCAGTGATTGGTCAGCATCTTGTACTCAAGGTGCAAGTCAATCCACTTCATTTTAATGGGGTTGATGCCAAGGCTTGCAACGGCTCTACCCTCAGCCGTAGCCGCAAAGGAAACGAATACTGCATCCTTGTCCCTCAAGTCTTGGATGAGCCGGGTGGCAATCTTTTTGCCTGAGTTGTCATCATGCAGCCAGATGTTTTGAGTTTTGCCGTCATGGGGCCAGTCATGGCCTTGGGTGAGAATTGAAAGACACACAAGGTTTAGGGTTTTCTCTTGGGTCCTATTGTACTCAAAGTCCAGATACACTTTTATCATAGGTCCAATTCCAGCTGGGTTGGGTCACCCTGCTCTTTTTTCAGACGCTGAGAGTAGACGTGTAGCAGCCAACCGTAGCCAGTGCCAACCAGAAAACAACAAATACTAATCCACATCTTTTTTACTCCCCACTAGAACTACCCGGTGATGCACCCAGATTGCCTGATGGGTCAGCGGGTCAATAGCATAGCGGTAAGGTCTGCACGGACACTCAAGACTCACCCGATGTTTCAGTGAGTCCTCTTTTGGAATGATGTGGCTCAGCTGGCCTTGCACCTGCACCTCAACGTCTTTGAAATCTCTCAGTGACATGGGCCACCATCTCTGAAGTCAGAAAAAGAGCGTGACCTGCCTTCTTTCAAGTCAAGAATGTGGGTTGGCTCAACTCCCATCACCTCACAGGTCTTGTGCAGCACCTCAAGCACCGTGGTGCGTAGCTTTGCCATGGCCGCATCATGAGTGGGTATCACCTCTTTGAAACTCATCTCAATGGGGTCCTCATCACCCAGACACACCCAGATGGTGAAGTCAAAGCCACCAGCCACCTCATTTACCTTACCTCTAAACCTTGGTATTAGCATCTGCATACTCCTCAAAAATCAATCCGGCTCAGTGGGTCCCATTTTGAGAGTGACCCACGCCACCCCGGTGCCCTTGCCATGTTTTCCACGCGGGTGATGACTTGCAAGTTTTCTCTTTGATTGTTTAGCCCATCCCCATCAATGTGGTCAACGACATACTCCCCAAGGGTGTCCGATGTCACGCCTAAAATAAAATGGTGCATCCGTATTTTTTTCCACTTGCCATCAACCCGGCGGCCACGGATGGCATAAAACTTGGCACCATTCCTACCCTCTTGGGACACACACCACTTGAGTGCTGATACCCTGTCATAGTCCTCATCTGAGATGAGGGCCACCATGCCCTTGGTCAGTTTGATTTCCCGCATGGCTTAAAACTCATCATCTTTTTTATCTGGGCAATACCGTGGCTCAGGGATGATGGTGAGTGTCACGCCATCCCAGCTACACGTTGCGATGGGTCTACCGTCCATCTTTAGACCGTTGATATACTCCCTAACCTTAAAGTGGGGTGGAAAGTGCACGTTGCGGCCAACAAGACTTCGATACTCAGCCCTGAGCTTTGCATAGGTATATTTTTGAGCCTTCTTTGCCACAATCTGGTCAATGATGTACTTCATGCCCTCTCTGGCACTTGAGAAAACAATTTCCTCAAACCGCTCTTTATGCCATGGGGTCTCACGCTTGCTGTACTTGCCCTCAAAGTTTTGCAGTATCCAGTGACCGATGTCAGCAATAAATTGGCTGCACTCACTTTCAATCTCTGCATTCAACTCAGCCAACTCCTCAGCCGTGAAGTGGTCAGAGATTTTTTCCCGTGTCACCTCTGGGATGGAGAATCGTCTGTCATCTGGCTCAATAAATATGCCCTCATTGTTGTTGTTGCAGATGATAAATGAGGAGTAGTTGGTTACGGTCTTTTGGTCTTGTCCCTTTGCCTCAATCTGGATGCGGTCATTGATGATGCGCTTGAGGGTGTCTTTCTCATTGTTGGACCAGCAATTATACTCATCCAGTAAGATGAGCCTACGGTTGGCAACAAAAGCATTGAAGTGGTTTTCAGCAAAGTCACTCTTGGCCAACTCAAAGTTGTCATGACCAACCAAGGCACCACACAGGTATGCAAAGGTGGTTTTGCCCGTGTCCTTTGGTGCTGGTAGGTAGAGATAAATCTCAGACCGCGTGGTGAGCATCCGGTGCATCCAAGTATAGATGTAGGACCTGCACTTAGGGTCTGGAAACATGTGAGAGAAAAACTTTTTGGCAAGCTCTGGCAGCTGGCCAGAGTATTCAAGGTCCATCCAGCTTGGCTTTTTGTACAGGTTGAAGCGTGAGGCTGGCGCACGGTCAATCACCACCTCTTTTAGTGGTGCTGGGTCATAGGGGTCATACTCAAAGACTGCAGCAATGGCCCTGCTCACCCTCTCATCATGGGTTTTCTTATCCACCCGCATTTTCCAATACTGGTAGGAGTAGTCAGACAAGGCACCCGTTTCCACGTTGTACATTCTAAAGGTCACAGCGTTGTGGTCATTCAGGTACTGTGCGGGGTAGAGCTTGTGCATGTGGGCTGCATCGGCAATGGCCACACCGTTGGGTATTTCAGTTGGCTCAGCCTGTGGCACTATCTCAGTGACCAAGGCATCAAAGATGGAAGCGCACACCTGCTTATACTCCCCACTTGGCAACTTCTTTAAGTCCAGCAAGCTTGCTGGAATGTGGTCAAAGTTTTTGGCCATGTGGGTATTGAGCCAGTGCGGGAAAGTCTTTTTATCCTGCTTAAACCGGCCAATCACAATTTTTGCGTTGCTTGAATAGTTGAAGTCTACCCCGCTATCGCGGAGTAGGTAAGACACCACTGCAGATACCATGGAAGGAAACCCCCTGTTTTACGTTGCACACACCCATTGACCCCGGACAGAACTATTTTTTCTGAGAAACACCCCCTTGGCACGCCACTTGCATATCTTACTATTTACTTAAAACAATTGAACCGTACTGTTTTAAAAAATCTCACTCACCACTGAGTGAGTGGGGTACGCAAAAATCAAAAGCGTTAAGCGTTAAGTAAGTTGAGTGGCACCAAGTGATGCAACTAAATGAAATGGTTGATAAACTCAAAAAGTAGTTGATACATTTATTGAGGTATTTCCGGTTGACCACTTTACCCTGACAATAGGGTTGGTGGTGAGCCTTGGTAGACTCACCACCTAAGTGTGCAAAACAGGTTTTGGCCATTTCCTCTAATCGCATGTAACCCAATACCCTGCCAGACAGCCATGCCAACCGTCAATCACATTTTTAAAGGAATTGCTGAGCGTAGTTGACCGTCATAATTTTGACAGGTACCTTGGTGCTCAACCAAGGGGGCAGCTTTGAAAACTTTAGCCGTGGTAGCACCACAGGCTGGTGACGCTACCAGTCTGTACCGTGCTGTGGGTCCATGGGGCCACATTGAGAGAAACCATCCACACATTAGAGTAGAGTACCGCACCGTCCAAGACTGTGTGCTCTGGGAAAAATTCTCTAACGTGGATGTGGCCTTTGTCCAACGTCCAGCTGAGCCAGCCATGGCTGATGTCATCTCAAGGCTCAAGGGCTTTGGCATCAAGGTGTGGTCTGACTTTGATGATGACTTTTTTCACATCCAATCTGACAACAAGGTTTTTACCTCAGTGATGTCACCCGCATTTCAAAAAAGTGTGCGTGCGTGTCTGCAGATGAGTGATGTGGTCACGGTCTCAACTCAAGCCTTGGCTGGTGTCATCCAGAAAGAGACTGGAAAGAAAGCAACGGTCATAAGAAACGCCATTGACCCAAGGTGGTGGACTCATCGGGGTCCTCAGGTACCGCGTGAGGACTCGGTGACGTGGCGTGGTCTTGACTCTCATCACAGGGATATGGAAAGCGTGCGTGATCCAATCCTAAACTGGATGCTGAGACACAAGGAATACCACCTCAACATCTTTGGCTATAACCCGTACTTTATCACCGATTTCCTACCCAATCGTTTCCGGTATTTCAAAGCACCTATTTTTCAATTTTATGATGCCTTGTTTAAAAGTGGTGGAAAGGCTGGCATTGTGCCCCTACTCCCCAACATCTTTAATGAGTGCAAGAGCAACATAGCCTTTATTGAGCTTGCCATGACTGGTCACGCTGTAGTGGCACCCACAATGCAGGAATTTACGGATATACCGTGTGTGCTGTATAATGAGCACGGGGACCACAAGACATTTACTGAGGCTCTGGACTACGCCATTGGGAACCACAAGGCATTGGCCAAGCTTGGCTATGACAAGGTGATGAGTGATTTCACCTTGGATAAGTGGAATACAAAGCGGTTGGAAATTCTTGAAAGCCTTTAAGGGGGGCACATGGGGAGTAAGCCAAAGAAAAAAGTAGGGAGTAAGTCAACTTACCCCGCTTGGCAAAAATCAAAGTTTGGTAGACCCACACTCTACAAGCCGGAATATTGCCAGATGCTCATTGATTTCATGGGTCAGGGGTATAGTTTTGAGGCTTTTGCAGGTCACATAGGTACCTGTGCTGACCAGATATATAGGTGGACCAAAGACCAGCCAGACTTTTTAAAGGCCAAAAAGGATGGCTTTGCTGCCAATAGAATATTTTGGGAAGGCAAAGGCATCAAAGGTCAAAACCGTGGCAAAGACTTCAATGCAACGGTGTGGGTGTTCAACATGAAAAATCGTTTCAACTGGGGTGACCGTATTGCAGTAGGACCCACTGAGGATGTTGAGACAGACATGACAGCCTATGAGTTTATCCGGCCAAAAAAGAAAGAGACAAAATGAGTGCTGAGACAGCGGGGTGGCTCAGCATCATTGTTGGCCTTGCACTCATCTTGGTGTTTCACAAGCCATGAGTAAAAAGAAAAAGTCCACCAAGAGACCAAAGAAAAAAGATGGGTGGAAACAAAAACCAATTGTCACCCCCGGCTTTGGTAGGTCACCGGGTGGTGCTCTGCTCATCCGTAGGGGGTAGTCATGTTGCAACGGGGTAACTACATCACAGCGTGTGGAATGACTGCCACCATCGTGAGGCTTAGGGCCTACGGTATGCAGTGGCTGTGGGATGGTGCAGTCATGGACCCCAAGAGAGGTGTACTGGTGCTCACCAAGTGGTTTAAGGAAGGTGAGCATCTGGCAAGTCATGAGCTTGACATCATACATGAGGTAACTGATGGCCAGAGTCCTCATCAAGTATGACCCATCACCAACACAAGAGCGGTTTCACACCTCATCAGCATTCAAGGTGCTCATGCTGGGGGGTAAAGGCTCAGGCAAGACTTTCTCACTGGTCAACAAGGCCATTCAACTTGCAGGGGTCAACACTGGCATTGATGGTGGTATGCTTTGCCCCACTCTCAAGATGTTTAGACGTGACGTATACCCCACATTTCAAAAGGTAGCCAAAGCCAACAACTTGCCTGTGACCTTCAACAAGAGTGACTATGAGTTTTACTTCCCACTGACTGACAACAAGATTTATGTGTACCACTCAGAGGATGATGGTGAGAGCATCGCGGGTGCCAACCTTGGTTGGGGTGTAGTCAATGAGGTCACGCTATGCACCTATCTGGCTTACGCTGAGTTTATGTCTCGTATTCGAGTGGCAGCGGCCAAGATGCCTCAAGTTGCCATGAGTGGCACACCTGAGGACTTGGTGTGGGTCAATGAGGAGTTTTTTGAGAAAAAGCACGCTGACCTTGAGATGATGTTTATACGGACTGATGAGAATACCCACAACGGTCCATGGTACCTACAGACTCTTGAGGAGACCTATGATGCTCAACGGCTCAAGGCTTACCGCGATGGTGAGATGGTGCTCTTTAATGGAAGGCCAGCCGCGTGGTCCTTTAGCAGAGCCAAGCACGCATCACAGGTGATGGTTTTTGACCCGGTTCAAGTCTGGGTGTCCCTCGATTTCAACGTGTCACCGCTTGCAGCTACCATCTGGTATATACCCCCCGTGGGTATGCCTTTCAGAATGTATGCCCGTAGGTCCATATGCATCCGTGACAATGCTACCACGGCTCAGTTTTGCACTGTGTTGTGGGAAAACCTGCACGAGTTGGGGTTGGCTGAGAGAGATGACACGGGCAGGTGGCGTGCCTTGAAACCAGTAGCTATTTACCCTGACCCGGCTGGCAAGTCCCGGTCAACCAAGAGTCACCTCTCTGACATCCAGATACTTGAGGAAGGGGGCTTTCCAGACATCAGGTACAAGAAAAAAATCACGTCCGTCAAAGATTGTCTCAATGCCATGAATAACCTCTTTGACAAGGGACACATCCTGATTAATCCTCATGAGACAAAAGAATTGCTGACCGATCTTGAGAGGGTTAAAATCAAAGAGGAAATCTTTGAGTTAGATAAGTCTGACCCGAAAAAGACACACTGGTTGGATGGCCTTAAAGACATGTGTGACTATGAGTTTCCGGTGATTAATCCCAATGCTCAAGTCACGATTGATTAAATAGGGGGTATAAATGGGGGTCTCATCAACGTCCTTAGCCAAGTACATTTACTCTGCAAGAAACACAGAGCGGCTGAATAGAGATAAAGAGTTGTACTTGATTTATAACGGCCAAGTGCGTGAGACAATCCGTGCAGCCATTCTCAAGGAATTTAAAAAGCCTGAGACAATCAAAGAGCTACTCAAGCGCATCATCCCAATCAACATCATGCAGAAAGTGGTCAACAAGCTTGGTGCGGTCTACAAAAACCCACCTGCAAGAAAGCCAGTTGATGATGCTGAAACTGACATGGAAACGGTGGACTCACTCGTCACTGTCATGGACATCAACACCAAAATGAAGCTGCTCAACCGCTTTGTAAAACTCTCAAAGTGTGCAGCCCTTGAGCCGTATGTGAGTGACGATGGAAAGCCAAGTCTCAGGACTTTGCCCTCTCACACCTTCACCCAATACTCTGAGAGTAGTATTGACCCAGAGACACCAACTCACACCATCAAGCATCTCAGCATGGGTGGTGACCGTGTAGACCACAGGCATGTTGTGTGGTCCAAAGAGAGACACTTTCTGATGGACGGTTACGGCAAGATCATTGAGGAGTATCCTCAACCCTACGGTGTCATCCCTATTGTTTATGTGAAAGAGGGCATTGAGTTGATGCCCGTGCAGGATGATGACCTTTACTTTTTGCAGATTGCAATTTGTCTACTCCTCACGGACTTGGCTTTTGCAGCCAAGTATCAGTCATGGTCAGTCATTGCCATCATCGGTGCTCAGGCTGAAAACCTCACTTTCAACCCCAACTCAGTTGTCACCATCCCTGCATCAAAAGATGGGACCCAGAGTGACATCAAGACCATTCAGCCAAAGGTGGATACCGCTGCAGTGCTAACGATGGTTGAGGCTCTAGTGGGCTTGTTGCTCACAACCAAAAACCTCAGCGTGGGAAACGTGAGCTTGAAACTCGCCAACGGCATGGATGCAGCCAGTGGTGTGGCCAAGGTGCTTGACCAAGCTGAGACCACTGAGGACAAGCAAGACCAGCGTGCAATGTTTCTTGCAGCTGAGAAGGACCTCTTTACTGTGCTCAAGGTCATGCTGCCAGTGTGGAAAGAGTCAGGTGCACTGGCCACTGAGTACCTTGATCTAACCTTGTCTGATGCCTTCATTCCACTCATTGAGTTTTCAGACCCCAAGCCACAGACCTCTGAGAAAGAGGTGGTTGAGGTTGAGACATTGAAGCTTGAGGCAGGTCTTACCTTGCTTGAGATGAGCTTGAGAAGGTTGTACCCAGAGAAAACACAGCAAGAGATTTTGGACCTCAAGAAACAAATTATTGAGGAAATGGCCACCATCAAGGAAATCTTGGGGACCAATAAGCCAGTACCACAACCACCACTCCCTCAGTTGCCCGGACAGGGCCAAGGCAATGGACAGCCACAGGGGAGTAACAACAACCAAGGCAACACTCAGGGAAATGGAAAACCCACACAGATGCCCATGACCACTAAGCAGATGGAGCAAGGGGTGATGGGTGGCCAAGGTCAGTAGACCAGAGTTTAAGGTCAACCTGCAAAAGTTGTTGAGTAGGGCCTATGCTGACCGTGCTGCAAAGAGGGTGCTCTCACCCATCCTGCAGCAACGGTCAGTCAAGCTTGAGTTTGGCAGACGCTTGATTGATGAGATTGTGCGTAGGACCCAAGAGGACAACGTGGACAAGGATGGCAAAGCTTTCAAGGGCTATGCTGAGAGCTACATCAAGTCTGAGGTTTTTGACATCTATGGCAAAGACAAGAGTGATGTCAACCTGACCCTCACTGAGCAGATGCTTTCAGCCATGGTACCCAAGAGCGTTGAGGGTGGCCTTATCATCACCTTTGCCGATGAGGAGCAAGGTGCCAAGGCTCACGGCCACATTCATGGCATCAAGAGAAAGACTGCAAAGGGTGGCATAACCAAGGTGCGTAGGGACTTCTTTGGAGTGCCTGAGGAAACACAGATTGAGATTTTGAAAGAAGTGGTCAAAGACTACAATGACTTTTTTGATTTTGAGACTGTACAGCAACAAGTGGACACAATAGATGGCTAAGAATTTTTCTGAGGCGACACTCAAAGCTCAAAAGTCCATCCTTGCCATTGTGGACAAGTCTTTCTTGAGACAGCTGGGAAACAAGTTTAGGGAAATCATTTATAGACGTGTGAAGTCTGGTTATGGTGTGAGTGACATGGGGAGTAAGGACCCACAGCAAGAAAGACTCAAGGCCCTTTCAGACAAGTACGTTGATTTCAGAAAGGGCAACTTTGCCTACAAGAAAAAGCGTAAAGGCAAAAAGGTCACTGTCAACAAGGGTGCCCCCAAGCTTGGTGATTTTGGCTCACCGGGGAAATCCAACCTAACCTTGACTGGCCAGATGCTTGACTCAATCCAGATAAAATTGCAGCCCTATGGTGTTTTGCTGTACTTCCCTGATACCAAGCACAGGTACTCAAAACGCATCACTGTCAGGGAGTTAGCTCAATATGTCCAAGAGCAAGGCAGACCATTTTTTAGACTTACGCGGGGTGAGCGCCGCATCCTGCTAAACCTCGTAAAGCAAGAGGTAAGGTCAAAACTAAGGCGATAACAAAACCGTATTGACAACAATACCAAAACAAGGAGAATGAGAATGAGCAAGCCTAATCAGTCCACCAGCGGGGACACTTCTGATACCAGTGGGTCAGAAGGGGGAAATAAAGAGAAAGAAACTCAGACTAAGACGTACTCTGAGGAATTTGTCTCAAAGATGCGCGGTGAGTTGGATAACTACCGTAAATCTGCCAAAGAGCTTGAAACCAAGCTCAAGGAAATTGAGACAAAAGACTTAGAGAAAAAGAATGAGTACAAAACTCTTTATGAGCAGCAACTGAAACGTGCCTCTGATCTTGAGGGCCAGCTTACTGGCATTAAAGAGCAGACGGTAGGGAGTAAGAAAAAAGAGGCTCTTACCAAGTCTCTCTTCAAGCTGGGTCTGGACGAAAAATTCTTAGACGATGCCTTGAAGCTTACCACCCTCAAAAATGTTTCCGTTGACCCTGAGACCCATGCGGTATTTGGGGCTGATGAGGAAGCTAAAAGTTTCTTTGAGAAGTACAAGGGGCTTGGGTTTTTCAAGGGTGTAAAGCGATTGCCAACCAATCACGATGCACCTCGTTTTAATGAGAAACCAATCACTGAGGACTTATCAAAGATGTCTCAGCAACAAAAACTGGCACGCTTGAGGGAGTTACACTCTAAATAAGATTGTGGCCCCCCAAGGTAGCCTGAAAAACTATTTTGGGGGGTAACTACAATGTTCGATAACGTAACCACAACGGCTGAGATTGATGCCGTTTCAATGGAAATCATTGCTTCCATCGTGCAGTCAGAGCTTATCCAATCAGCGGCTCTGGGTGTCACGGTTGAGGACTTTAGCTCACTGGCAAAACCCGGTGCAGCGTCTGTAAAAATTCCGAGTGCGGGTAGCTTCTCGGTCATGAAAAAGCAGGGTGGCCAAGCGGTCACTGCTCAGAAACTCACCTTTGGTGGGGACTCGATCTTGTTTGACCAGCAAGCGGTCATTCAGGCTCTGGTTGAGGACATTGCCAACATTCAGAGTGCGGTCCCGGTTGTGGCCGAATATCTGAAACGTATGGCATCGGCTCATGCACTTCAGATTGATAAGGACCTCTTTGCTCAGATTAAGCTTGTGGCAGCGGCCAACAAGAAAGGCTATTCGAGCGGGTCTGCTCCTACCAAGGCTGACTTCACGCTGGCCAAAAAGGTCCTCAAGGACCAAGGCTTGCCTCTGGACAATCAGCTGTTTTGCGCTTTCAGCACGGACAATGAACGTGTGATGCAGAACCTTTCGGACTTTGTTGATGCAGACAAGTGGCTGAGTGCATCGTCTGAAATCAAAATCAACGGCATGTTCCCCGGTGGACAGGTTGGTACTGGTTTCATTGGACGTGCCTACGGTTTCAATCTCATCAGCACCACGGTTGTGCCTGATTCGGACAACGGCCTGTACTTCTACCACCGCTCTCATGCGGGTATTGCCTTCCAGCAAGGCCCCCGTATTCAAGAGCAGTACAAGCTTGAACATCTGGCCAACTTGGTCAGCATGGACCAGCTGTATGGCGTGAAGGTGTTGGACAGCGGTAAGCGTGCTTGCCGCGTTGGGGCCTAAGTCTAGTATTCAACAAGATGTAAGGGATGGGGCCTAAAGCCCCATCTCTCTTAACTGCAATTTTTGGGGGTAACTACAATGCTTAAAAAAGGTGAAACAATTTTCCGCGAATATGTCTATGACTTCGCGGTGGACGGTGGGGCCACGGGTACCAAGGTGTTGCGTGCGGCTGATGGGCTGAGCAATGCGCTTGATGAGGGCCTTTTGGTGAAAGATGTGGTTGTGCTGTGTGAAACGGCTGTCACATCGGCTGGCTCTGCTACGCTTACGCTTGGCACTGGTGCAGATACGGACGGTTTCATGGTTGACGCCATGGCCAAAGTTGCTGCAGACAATGCAACGGTGCGTGCTGGTGAGCTTGATGGCGCGTTGATTTTTGACACCACGGCTGATGCCAAGAAAGCCTACCGTGTTGGGTCTGTGGCCAACACCCAGAGTGTTGTGGCCGCGATTGGCACGGCTGCGCTTACGGCTGGAAAACTCAGGGTCATTCTTGAGTGCTACATGCCGGGCAGTGAAGTTGGGGCCATCTAATAGGGGTCTCCTATAGGAGTTGGTGGGGCTGGGTTTTCCTTGGTTTCCCAGTCCCACCTCTTTCAAAATGATAAGAAACTACCTACGCACAATCTATGATGACAATGGTGTGCTCACGGACACCTCACGGCTCATGCAAAATGAGGGTGGGGGCCACGTTGAGCTTTTTACCAAGGATGAGGACCATCTATATATTGGTCAGCAAATGCCATTCAACAACTTCTATGTGTGGATGGACACACCAAGCACCAGCACCTCTGGTGAGATGGTGGTTGAATACTTTGATGGGGTCAATTGGGTTGAGAGCGTTGACCTGATTGATGGCACCAATGGACTGCAGCAAAGTGGCTGTGTCCAATTTGTCCCCGATAAAGACCACTCTTGGCAGGTTGTTGATGACCCAAGCCAACTCAGTGGCTTTGCTCTTTCAACTCTCAAAATTTACAATCTCTACTGGGTGCGTGTGAAGCTCTCAGGCACCTGCAGTGCGGGTACCAAAATCAAGCGCATTGCCTATGCTTTCTGCATGTCCTCTGACCTTAAAACTCACAAGCCTGATATTGACTCCTACCTTGTAGCGTGGGGTGGTGCATCCAAGGCTGACTGGACTAAGGAAATCTTGGCTGCATCTGAGCAAGTGGTGATTGACCTCAAGGCACGCGGTCTCATCACGCATCCGGGTCAGATACTTCTCATGGATGATGTAACCTTGGCTTGCCAGTATCGTGCAGTGGCTAACATCCTCTTTGGTCTGGGACCAAGCTTTGATGACACTCGGACTGTGGTTGAAAAAGCCTACTCAAGCTCTCTGTCCATCAAGCGTTTTACGATTGATGTCAACCGCTCTGGCAGGATTGAGCCAGCTGAGCTTGCACTCACTGTGGGGACCATAGAGAGATGAGTACAAAGATCACTCAGATTTATGACCAGCTTCACACAATAGTGGGGGGCCTTCTCACTGACCACACCCAGTTGCCCAATCCGTACTTTCCAGAGGACACGGCCAATCAGTTGCTGGACAAGGGGTGGGGCTTGACCTTGATGGAAGGCAGCAACACCAACCGTGAGACCACTGGCCTTTCCATGCAACGGACAATCGAATTGATTTTAACAAGGCAGACGCTGAGTGGTGACATCATCACGGCTGATGCCATCGCTGCACGGAAAACTGCAGAGAAGGGTCTCTTTGAGTCACAGATTGTGATTGCAAAGGCACTACAAGCTAACTCATACTTGTCCCAATTGGGGGCATCAAAACTGATTTATAACTCTGACGATGGGTTGAATTTTGTCAGGGGCACCAACCATGGAATACTCATACTGAGGAGTATTCTTGAGGTTGAATACTTTGAAACACTTTAAGGGGGGTCTATGACGTTTATCAATAACAATGCAAGTGTGCTGGCTTTGAGAATTGAAACCACAGAGGGTACACCTCTACTTGCATCGGCAAGTGGTGACTTTGTTTCACTGCAGCCGGGTTTTGAATTTACCCCAGAAGTGGACTCCCTGCAGAATGAGGAAATCAAAGCGACGATTGCACCAAGCGCATCACGTCCGGGCATTAGGCGCGTGAAAGGTAGCCTCTCTCACTACATCCGTGCATCGGGTGTTGAGGGTGGTGAGCCTGATTGGGGCATCTTGCTTGAGAGCTTGCTGGGTGGGAAATCTGTGGAAGGCACTGAGAGGGACCTAACCTCAGGCTCAACCACGGTACTCCTCAAAGGCAACACGGGAGTAGGGGCTACACAATTCAAAGGCAAGGCCATCTTGGTGAAGGATGGTACCAACGGTTACTCAATCCGTAACATCAAGGCCATTGCCACCGATGACCTCACTCCCAATTTTGCACTCCCCGGTGCACCGGCAAGCGGTGTGAAGCTGGGCAAGTGCGTGAGCTACTACGGTGTTGACACTGGACACTCAAGCCTCACTGGTGACCTATTCCGTGGAAACGGTGGCAGCCGTGAAGTGGCAGCGGGTCTCAAGTGCACTGAGATGAGTGTTGATGTCAAAGCGGCTGAGTACATCAACGGTAAATTCAACCTGCAGGGAACCAAGCACTACTTTGACGCCATTGAAATCAAGGCCAGCAACAAGTGGCTGGACTTCCATGATGGCTCAACTGACTACCATGTCAGCATGACTGAGAAGGTCTACAGTGACCCGTATGAGTTGGCCGCTGAAATTCTTGCCAAGATGGTGGCCAGCGGTGCAAGTCTCACCACCCCCTCTGTGACGTGGAATGACTACGGTACCAAGGCTGGTAAATTCACCATTGCAGTGGCGTCTGGCACCCTGACTCTGAAGTTTTTGACGGGCACCAACACGGCCAACACGATTGCACCGGCTCTGGGTTTCAGCGTTGCTGACAAGAGCGGTGCCACCAGCTATGACTCAACCAATGCGGTCAGCTGGGCCAATGCAATCACCACCTCTTATGACGATGCAACACCCAGTGTTGCGGTCAACACTGAGATGCTGATTGGTGACGCCACTGAGACACACTCGGTGAAGGTCACCAACATGACTATCAAGTGCAGCAATGACTCGGTTGAGAGGAAGTCCACAGCGGCTGAGACTGGTGTTGAAGGCATCGGTTTCCGTGGCCGCACCAGCACATGGGATGTGACTGCATACCTTGAGCAGCATGAGGTCAGGTACTTCAAAAAGCTCAGGGCCAATGATGATGTCATGGTCATGTTCAATTTCGGTGAGAAGTCGGGCAGCAACTGGGTAGCCGGTAAGTGCATGAATTTGTACTCCCCAACCTGTAAGATTGTGGATTGCAAAGTCAATGACCAAGACGGTGATGCAGTGCTTGCAATGACGGTTGAAGCGTATGCAGCCAGCGGGGAAACCCGTGAGTTGTTTATCAATCAGCTGTAAGAATTTTTCAAAACCAAAACCAAGGGAGTAGTGAAATGGAAATTGAGTACAAGGTACCGGACAAGCTTAAAGTGAAATTGGGTGGTGAGGATAAAGACCTCACCACTCACCTCACTGGCATCATTGTTGTTGAGGTCCCCGGCTATGAGGAAAGTGCAGAGCTTGCAATGATGATTGCAGCACAGCCGGGCAAAGATGGTGAGATAAAGGACCTCACATCAAGTGACATGGCTAAGAAGGTGCTTGAGGCTTGTGATAAGTACGTTAAAAAAGTGGACGTGAAGGATGCCAAAGGCAAGTACACCTTCACCAAGCTCAGGGACTTGGGATGTTTCAGAGAGGGTAGAGCACTCATCAATGACATCTTTGAGACCTTGGTGGCGGGTTTCAAGCTGGGAAACGAGTAAAGGGCAGCATCCAACATCAATGCCAACGGGCATGGGATGGTAGAGCGTTAGAGGGTGCTGCCGGGTGGATGGTAGCTGACTACAGCAAGAGATTGGCTCTGAGTAAGATCGGCTACCAGTTTGACCCTGCAAAGTTGAGTAGTTTTCAGGCTCACTACTTGGTGGAAGTACACACATGTTTTGAGCAGCTGAAATCAGAGGAGTTGAAAAAGGCAGGGAAGGGTAGCAAGGGGGCTAAACGTGGCAGATGACAGTGTTGACATTCCAATACGTTTAGACGGTATTGAAAAAGCCCTTGGCCAGTTGGTTCAACTCAACAAGCAAGGCAATGATGCAGTTGAAAGCATCACGGGTGCATTCAAGACTCTAAAGACCGTGGCACTCGGTGCTCTTGCTGGTGTCACATTCAAGGAAATCATCAACTCAGCCAATGAAAGCGTGCAGGCCATCCAAGGCTTGAACACCGCTTTGAAATTGTCTGGTGACTATTCAGCCAAGACCAGCAAAGGTTTTCAAGACCTTGCTTTGCAGATACAAAAGACAGCCAACATTTCTGATGAGCAGGTCATGGGCCTTGTCTCTCAGGCCAAAGCCATTGGTATCACCAATGACCAGACCAAGACTCTCATCAAGACAAGCACGGACGTTGCAGCGGTCATGGGTACTGATGTCAACACGGCATTCAGTGACCTTGAAAAAACTCTTTCAGGCAAGGTGAGCAGGTCCCTTGCTCAGCGTTTCCCAGAGTTGAAGCGCATGAGTATTGAGGCTCTTGCCAGTGGTGATGCAATCAAGTTGCTTGGTGCACGCTACACGGGTGCAGCCGCTGAAATGAATGGCACCTTTAGTGGTGCAGCCAAGGGCATTGGCCTTGCCTTCATGGACATTCTTGAGGCTACGGGCAAAGTCATTGTTGAAAACCCCGCTGTCATCTCTGGGATGAGGATGGTGCGTGATGCGCTGTACTCCATTGGTGATGTGATTGCCAGCAATGTTGATGGTGCAATCAGTCTCATCAACACTGGGCTTGAGAAGCTTGCAGGCTTTATAGGTGATTTTGTTGTCAGGAATGATGGCTTGATTGGCTCACTCATGGAGCTTGGCACAACTCTCTACAACGTGTTGGCCCCCATCATCACAACCACAGTGATACCAATGTTCAAGGGCTGGTTTGATGTCATGTGGACTATATCTCAGATGGTGCGTGACGTGCTGAAACCAGTCATTGAGGCTGTCAGCCAAGGCTTGAAAGTTGTGGGTGTTGGTGCCCTTGAGGTCATCAGACGCATCCAAGAATTTAGAGGTAATGCTGAGGCTGCAACTGAGCTTCAAAAAGCAATTGATGGCTTGGTGGAAAGTACCTTTAAGCAGACCGATGCAGTTGAGAAAAATGCCGGTGCTGTGGACGTGGCCACCGTTGCAGTCAAGACACACATCAATGCCTTGCTTGAAACTGAGAAAGCCCAGAGCAGGCTCACCAATGCCACGGTGAAAGCCAGTGAGGAAAGACAGAAAGCAATTCAGGCTGAGATTGATAAGCAAAACCTTGCAATTCGAGAGCAGCAAAAAGGCATCACCTCTGGTGCTGCAAGTAACCCTGCTCAGTTTTTTACCACCACTCAGGACAACCTGAAAAAGTTTGCAGCCACTGAGGGTGTGACACCTGACCAAGTAGCACAGGCCAAGTCTGGTGCTGCAGTGGGTGCAGGTCTTGGACTCGGTGCCAACATGCTGCAGGGTCAGGCTGGTGCGGTCACTGCAGTGTCTGGCACCATCGGAATGGCTGCAGACATGATACTGCCCGGCATTGGTGGCGTGGTTGGTCAGATTGTTCAGGTCATGGCTCAAGGCCCAGAGGCATCTAAAGCCTTTGTAAAGGGCTTTATAGATGCCCTGCCCACCATCATTGAAAACATCATTGAGAGCATCCCAGCCATCATTGATGCCCTGGTTGAGGCTATTCCACGGCTGGTTGAAAGGCTCATCACTGAGATACCCGGCATTGCTGTAAAGGTGGGCATCCACCTTGCTGCACAGGCCCCCTTTATTGCCATGAGGATGGCTGCAGAGTTTGTCAAAAAGATACCTGAAATCATCAGAGGCATGGTCTCAGGCATCGTGGATGCCATCGTGGAAGCTCTCAAGAGCGTTGTGGGCATGGGTAAAGATGGCATCCTTGGTGGTGGTAACAGTGGCATCCCGGTCATTGGTGGCATCATCAGCACCGTGGGCAGCTTCCTTGGCTTTGCCGATGGTGGCACGGTACCCGGTGGTGCACCCTACGTTGACCGAGTGCCCACCATGCTGACACCCGGTGAGGAAATTCTCAACAACGGTCTTTCAGACAGGCTTGATAAATTCTTGTCTCAGGCTGATGGTGGTAGCTCAGGGACAACCACTGAGGTCATCAACATCACCGTGGAAGGTGAGAAACTTGCCACCGTGATGAGGACACTCAAAAGAAGGGGCTACAGGACAGCATGACACAAGCCACAGGTGTGAAGTTTCTTTTTGATAACTACATCAGTGCCTCAGTGCTGGCCAACTACTTGGTAAGCTCTGAGCAAGCATCCTTCCCGGTTGAAAACGCTTTCAACTTCAATCGACGTGGAAAGGTGTGGCGCTCTAACGGCTACTTCAACATCTCATCGGCTAACAATGGTCTTGTATTTCGCAAAGCGGTTGGTGGTGCAGACCTTGTGGCATCAGTGGCCATTGCTGAATACTCCTCAACTGCCACCTTTCTGGCAGCACTCAAGGCTGCACTTGAGGCAGCTGATGGGGTCAACACCTACACGGTGACCCAAGACTCCAACAAAAAGATTGTGATTGCATCCAGCGGTGGCACCTTTGAAATCAGGGGTGCTGATGCTGGGTCAACCTTGGTTAGCACCATTGGCTTTGCAGCATCCAACGGCTACACAGGTGCAACAAGCTACGCGGCTGATGTAGTACGCATCAACACCAGTGAGTGGATACTTTTTGACACGGGCATGGCAAGCAAGCCCAATGCCTTTGCCATGACAGGCCCCAAGTCAAGCGGTCTCAAGTTTTCACCAGCCTCAAGAATTTATCTGAAAGGTAACCCAACCAACCCAGTTGATTGGTCAGCACCAGCGGTTTCCATTGAGCTTGAAAACGATGCAGAGACCATGGCTCACCTCACAGTGGAAAACTTCTCTACCACTGGGTGCAGGTATTGGAGACTTGAGTTTATTGATGTGGACAATGCCTATGGCTACCTTGAGGTTGGTGCCTTCTTTCTCGGTAAGTGGTGGTCACCGGCTGGTGGCTCAAGCGTGTTTCCTCTCTCAGTTTCCCGGCAAGACAGGTCAGAGACAATCATCACTGAGGGTGGACAGTCTTTCTCAGAGTTGAAACCAAAGTATCAAGAGGTATCAGTGTCCTACTCATTCTTAAACAAGGATGATGATGAGGACCTAGAATACTATTGGGGAGTATACGGTACTGGAAAGCCTTTCTTTGTTTCCTTGGACACCAATGAAATGTTTTCCAGTAGCTTTCAAAAGCGCATCCTTTACTGCAAGTTTTCTGGTGCCCCCCTTCAAACCGATCTTTATGAGCCGAATACATGGAGCACCAAGATTGCTCTCAGAGAGGAGCTTTGAGACATGACAACGTGGCGTAACTGGGCCAAGGTGCTTGAGACCGTGGATACTGATGGCAGTAGCCTTGGGGTGTATCAAAAATTCACCCCCAACAACGGGAATAGAATTTTACAGGCCATCAGGTCCTCTTTCATTTTTCAAAACTCACCAACTTTTACCAACCTGAAATTCAGGCTGTATGGTCTCAACTTCAATGGTCAGCCGGGTAAGCTCATCAGTGAAAGCGTTGACGGTGGCATATCACCAGCAAAGCTTGGTGCGCTGGCAGTAGACATGGTTGAGACTTGGTGGGAGTTTCCCAACGTCCAGTTGCGTGATGGTGTGTGGTATGCCTTGGCACCCTATGACCCAACCTATGCCAAGACTGACACCAAGCACATTGCATGGCGTAAGGACTACCCAGACCCCATTTACACAACTAATAATGCTGCCACCCACTTCAGTCCAGCGGTGCAGTCTTTTTCAGTGAGCTTTATAACGGCTAAACTATGAGCTACAGCACGCTACTCACAGAGGAAGTAAAGCAGAGCCAGTACCTTGCGGTGATAAAGCCACGCAAGCGCATCACTGGCTGGGCCTTATACTCTGGCAGCGTGTACCGTGTAGCGTTTTCGCTCTCTCAATATATTTCAACCGTGGAAGTCAATGGCACTTCATTGAGTCTTGGCACGTCCACAAGCCTTAGTGCTGGTCAGCACATCCTCTCAGGTGGCTACCTGTATGTAAGGCTCTCTGACTCCTCTGACCCAGCCAGTAAGTATGTGGTGGCCACCTATGAAATTTACGTGAGCACGTTTGAGGCTCACTTTTACAGAGACCCGCTGGATGACACCACCACTGAGGTGTACTTTGAGCCTCTGATTAAGCAGCCCCCAGACATCAAGGGCAAGGTGTCCGAAGTAATTTTTGGTGCAATGCCTGTGCAGTCCTCAACCATCTCTCTCAGCAATGCAGAGCACACCTTTGAGCTTGTGGTTGATGACTCAAGCTTGAATGGCTGTGACATTGCCGTGTACCACTGGCTCTCTGAGAATGGTGAGTTGAAGGTTGGCAACATCAAGAAAGTGCTCACTGGACTCTGTGGCAAGACTTCCTACTCAACGGACTCAGTAGACATTGACATCACGGACAGAGTAGACCTGCTCTCAAAAGAGTGGCGAAATGATGCAGATGACTCTTTTTTCTCAACCACTCTATTCCCCAACATTGACCCAGCCCACATTGGCAGACCTGTAAGGCACATCTATGGCAAGGTCCAAGGTGTCCAACCCATCAATGTGGCCTACGTTTCCGATGACCCAACCACGTCTAACAACCGTGACTGGGCTGTGTGCCACAAGATACCAAGCCCAGAGACTGTGTACACGGTGCAGGCTGGGTGCACCACCACCCGCACCTACCTTGATACCTGCAAGGGCATCTCTCTTGGTGACACTCTTTTTCTTGACGGTGCCTCAGACTACTACGTTGAAGTGACTGGCATCAACTACGCATCAAAGTACGTTGAGCACGCTGCCAACTTAGCCCCCATGGGTGCTGGTGAGCTTGCCAAGCGTGGTTTTGTATCGCGGGTTGAGATTGTCCAAGACGGTGCAAGCTACCTTGCATTTTATAACCGTGACTACACTTGCAACGTGGTCATGTCAGCTGAGGTTGGTGGGTTTTCTTTCAGGACAAGCTTGGAAGCTAACACCACCATGCCAGCCACCTTGAGACCCAGTGACCCAGTTTTCTGCACGGTCTATGGTGCCCCCAACACGGTCACCAAGGGGGGCATTGCCTTTGGTGCTGATGACTCTGAGCTTGGGTGCCTCACTGACCCAGTTGTGATTTTATGGGACCTACTCAAGCGTGCTGGGTTTTCTGAGGCTGAGTTGAATGGCTCAAGCTTTCAAAGTCTTTTTGTTGCCATCGGTGGCCAGAGCATAGGCATGAGCATCCCGGCCAAGCTCAGCAATGAATTTACGGTGTACCGTGAAATCATTTTGGACGTGCTCAAGTCCATCCTTGCCTCACTCTATGTGGACAGTGACCTAAAGTGGAAGGTGGCCAAGATTGCACCGATGGGTGCAGCCAGTGTGACAGCTGATGAGTCTGCCATACTACCCAACTCACTAAAAGTCATCTATGACTACACCGATGTGCTTTCTGATGTGTTGGTAGAATACAACCAGCGTGAAACTGGCATCCAAAACGATGACAACCACCTGAGAGATGTGGTCACAGCCACCTCAGATACAGCCAAATATGTGCACAAGGTGCAGGCTCAGAAAACCTTTAAGAGCAGACACACCAAAACCGCTGAGGCTCAAGCCTTGGCTGACAATCTGGCCTTTGTTTTTGGTGAGAGGGCTGCTACCTATTCCTTAGCAGTTGTGTCAACGTACTTTGGTACTGAATTGAGCAACGTGCTGCAAGTTTCTAGGGAAAAATTGCCGGGGTTACCGTACACTGAGGGTGTACAGCAATCTAAAACTTTGGTGGTTACATCAGTCCAAAAGGGACTCAACAAGGTGCAGTTAGAGCTTACTGACCAAAAAGGAATTGAGGAGAATACAGATGGGTGGAATTAGAGAATATAATTTTGATGTGAGTGTTGAAACCAGTCAGGTCCCAGCGGGTGCCACCCCCAGTGCTGATGCAGACTTGGTACCAAAGCTTTACGCTGACAACACCTACACCCCCAAAGCTCAGGTGTTGGGTAGTTTGGCTGACATCACTGCAGTAAAAGCAGTAGCATCAGCCAACCGAGTTGATGGACAAGTTGCTTTCTGTCAGTCCAATAGTGCATTTTATAAATTCTCTTCCTCATCCGTTGCGGCTGGTGATGATGACCTAGTATTGGTCCCCGCATCTGGGTCTGGCAGATGGCTCAAGGCCACCGGCTCAGCTGCAGCCTCAGGTGGTGGTGCTGGAATTGAGCTTGTGGCCATGGTGCTCAGCAATCTCAAGCAATCCCTACGCGCTGAGTTGCCTAATGACAACATCTTGGCTGAGGCTTTCATGGACCCCAATGCCTTAACCATGACAGTAAATCTTGCCAAAGACTACACTGCAGTTTCAGACACAACCACAATTTATCTGGATGTTAACAAGACTGCAGTTGACTCAATGGATGCTACCACTGGCTGGACTGCATCGGTGGGGTCAGTAGCCTCTGATGGTACCAATAAGCTTGAGGGCACCAATTCCAACAAGCACACTGTAACAACCCTTAACGGCTCTGGGAATATATCAAAGGCCCTCGCATTCAGTCTGATTGACAAGCTATTTAGATGCAGGGTGTACCTTGACACGGTTACCAACCTCACAAGACTCACCATAAAGCTTGAGACATCAGTTGGAAACGATGCCACATATTATTTCCCGGTGGCCGGTCTTGTTGCGGGTTGGAATTTTCTTACGGTAGACCCCACTGCAACACCTGATGCCACAACTGGTACTTGGAGTTATGGAAATATAACCAAGGTCTATCTTGGACTGACCACGGGGGCATCACAGACCCTCAATGCATCATGGGATGACCTTATCATTGTGGACCGCTGGCCACTGGTTAACTCCCTACAGGGTGGTAGAGCACTCCCCATCTGGGACAATAGTAACCAAGAGATTATGATTATTGCCTCTGAGACAGCTACATCTGGAGAGTATACCCTGGCCAGTGCCCTTTCCAATAACTACACCAGAGCGGCTGCATCGGTGAAACCTTTTGGTGGAATAGTAAATACTGAGGGACTTTTTGAGAGTGGGTCTGGTGTACATGCAAAGCAGCAACATTTTATAAAACGTAAGCTACTTGCAAAAAACATGGCAGGTAAAACTCTGAAACTCATGGCCACCATGAAAACAGATATTTTTCCAGTAACCTCTTTTGCCTCAAGCACCAGTCTCACCATTGCTGGGGACTACTCTGGACGTTTCAAAAACGGTGACAAGATTGTACTCTTTAAGTATGAGTCAGACCCGCGTGGCTCTAACGGCCCTGAGTATTCTAGTTTTTACAACTCAGTCTTGGGGTCTAACTTTAAGGTACTCACTCTTTCCCAAGACTCAAGCTATGGTGCACCAAGCACCACAATCACACACTCCCCGGACTCCAATAGCACTGGTGGTGACACATCCAACTGGTCCATTGTGCGGTTGTCAGTAGTCTTGAAATACTTTGTAGGCAGTCTCACGGCAAGTGAGTCACTGACTACAGCGGCAATCACGGACTTTTTACTCTTGGCAAAGTATACTTATTTTTCGGACACCTTCACTGCAGCTGACAGCACAACTCCGGCGAATTATAACGGATGGGCTACAGGCTACTCAAACGGTGGTGGTGTAGACATTCAATCTGGTGCAATGCAATTAAGATCAGGTGGTGCTGGGACGTACCAATCAGTCTACCGTGCAGTTGAGGCGTGGACTACAGCGAAATTTCCTCTTGAAATTTCGTTTGAGATGACCAACACCATAAATAACGCGATTTCCGTATTCAACATCAACTACGGTCACACTGGTGGTACCTCAATAGGGGATATTTTCAACCAATCTGCTAACTGCGGTCTGACTTGGGAGTGTGGACTAGGAGCAAGTCCATGCACTGTCCGACTATTTAACGGTGCATCATACCTTGCGGCTGCAGCAAATTTGCCATTCAATACGCAAGCGGCACCGGGTGTTTATAAATTTCGCATTCAACACTGGCCAACTTTTTCAAGGATTAAGGTGTGGCGCGGTATTGACTCTGAACCAGCGGCGTGGTCTCAAACGGTTTCTTATACCAGTGTCAGTCTTGCCGGTAACAGGTTTGCTTTTGGCACAACAATGGGGTCCACTGGTTACGCCAACATCGACAACCTAAAAATCACCACGATTGGTGGTGAAATCACTATGGTGTCTGAAATCACCTCACAGTCTGGTCAAAAAATGGTGATTGATGCCATGCTGGACAGACAGGACACCACCAATGACATACCCTCTTTGGTGAAATTTGGGGGTATTCTAGTTTGACACCTTTCAAGGCTGACATCATTGCCAAGTACATGGACTCTGATGGGCTGGTACTCCCCACACAATGGGGTGGCCACCCATCAGAGACTGGCAATGGACTCCTCTACATGTCACTCTACCGGCTCATCTGTAAAAAGCTTGGTGAGCTTGAGCCTGAGGAAATTGAAGCTTTCAAAGAGACCGTTGGTGAGTGCACCATCTCACCGGGTGTGTACCGTAGGGGTCCCGGCAAAGAGGAAACCGCATGGGATGACTACGTTGGGGTGGCAGCGGTGTCCCGGCTTATTGGGAGTCAGCACGCGGCTGACATCTTTGCAGCCCACAACTACGGGTCAAACTACTCATGGCACCCCGGTCTGGTGTCCTTTTTCAAGTGGTGCGCTGGCCGTGACTTCAACATCTTTGACCGGATACAGATTGAGTCAAGGCTACGCTGGGACACTTGCCAAGGTGATGCCAATGGGCACATGATTTCATGGATAATGGTCCAAGCTCTACCCGAGTCAAAAGCTACGCGCTACTGGCTTGGTGTCATGGGCGACAAGTACAAAACTTTGGGGGCAATGCTTGGGGAGTATTTCACACCCAATCATCCCTTTTCTCAATTGGGGGTAGGGTTATGAGATATATTTTTATTGCTTTGATGCTGGCAGCACTCACCGGATGTGCTCACAAGAAAGTATCGGTCATCATGGACACCTGTGAAAACAAGGGCACCGTTGAGGGCAGGTATGTTGGCAGCTGTGAGCTTATTGACTTCCCCGTGAAATAAGTACGGCTTGAGCCAAGGATGGTGCAGCATGTCTGAGATTGACAGACTCATTGGACGTTTTGAGATGTTTGAGAAGTGGGAAAGGTCAGAGCATGGTGACCTGAGGACCCGGATGGATGCCATGGGGTTGGACATCAAAGCAACAAAAGAGGCTGTAAATAAGATTAGAGTTGTAAGGGCCTTTGAGCGGGGTAAGCTCATAGGCATCATGCTCACTGTGTCTGGGGTGGTAACTACAGTGGGCTTTATTATAAGCCACCTTGTAAAGTAGGAGATAAAAAATCATGAAAGAAACGATACAGATTGAAGTCCAGCAATCCCCGCATCAGGTGCTGAGCCATTGTGCCAAGATCGTCACAGCGTGCAAAGCTGCACTGGCTGATGGCTTTCAGGCAGGCCAAGACCTTCCCGTGGCAATCACGGCTCTGGTGGTTGAATTGCCCGGTATCATCGCGGCTGCTCCTCAGCTGAAACCTGAGTTGCTTGAGGACCACATGGCTTTCCACAAGGGTGTCATGGTTGGTGCGATGGAAGTTGTTGAGGCATTGGTGAAATAATGGACATAGTGAGAAACATTCTCACGTCCAAGACCACATGGGTGGCACTACTGGTGACAGTGGTGCCACACCTCATGCCCCAACCTATAAAGGATGGGTACACCAATTTCATGGTGCACAACATTGACTGGGTATCAGCTGGCCTTGTGGCACTCTTTGCCATACTCCCCAGTCCGGTGAAAAAATGATTGCAGCAATCTGGAAACTACTTGACCTCATCGCGGCTATCCCAAAGATTTATGAAATCATCATGACCATTAGTGCTGCAGTGGCGTCTTGGTACATTGCACGTCAAAACAAAATCTCTGTGAGTGGCATTGCTGATGCAATTGCACTCGCATCCAAAGCAAAATCAAAAGAGGAAAGGTATGAGGCACTGGACAAGCTGTATACTGCTCTGTCTGCTAATCGCTACTCTTAGCGGGTGCAGGTCAGATGCACCACCTAAGTTTGACTTCCTATGCCTTGGTGACGGTGTGGGGGGTGCAGACTGTGTGCGCTCTGATGGGTCCCACGCTTACCTACTCCCCAGCCAGATTGAAAACTTCATTATAATTGACCCAACCAGTTTCAAAAACTACTCAGCATGGTGCTACAACGTGAAACCTGAGGACTTGCCAAAGGTGGATGGTACCAAGGTTGACTCCATTGCCAATGCCTTCAACCAGACTCAAAGCCAGCCTCAGCCCGACTACTACGGTGGGGGTGGGTGATGTTGGTGATACCAGACAAGTGGTGGCAAGAGCTTCCCATAGGTCTCATAAAGACCACGGCTGAGCACCACAGCCTTGACTGGAAACTGGTGTCAGCCATCGTCTACAAAGAGAGCAAAGGCAACTCTTTTGCCATCCGGTATGAGAGAAACTGGACTTACTTTCACCCAGAAAGCACAGAGATTGCCAAGTCCCTCTCACAGCCCATGTCCTCTTGCTTTACGATGCAAGCAATGTCTTGGGGCATGATGCAGGTCATGGGTACCGTGGCCTATGAGTGTGGGCTTTCTTTTAATCGTTTCCCATCTGAGTTGTGCCTACCTCAAGTGGGCCTTGAGTACGGATGCAGACAACTCACGCGACTATTCAATAGGGGGTATAACCTCACTGCGGTCATTGCCGCGTATAATGCGGGGTCCCCACGGATGGGGTCAGGTGGGAAGTTTGTCAACCAAGAGTACGTTGATGATGTTTTGGGGTTGATGGCAAGTCTTGGCTAAAGTTTTTGAGGTCTCAACCGCTGGGTGACATATGCGGTGTGAAGGCATCGTGCACGGGGGTGGCTGCTAGCGGTTGACGTGCGACATTCAGCCATTTCCACTTCTGTGGTGTCCGTGACCCCGTGGACTCGCAACGTAGAAACGATGCTAACGGGGACTTGAAAACGTAGTGAGAAACAACTTGGGGAGTAACCCAAGAAAGGCACTGGATGGACTGCAAGGATGCGGTTTTATGTGTTGGTGACCTTCACCTTATCTGGTCCAAAAAGTCCCTTGTCGAAAAAATCTTAAAAGTCATTGAGGAAAAAAAGCCGGGCACCATCATCCAGATGGGTGACCTCTATGACCGTTTTGCTCAGAGCCGTTTTGCAAGGTCTCAAGGCATCATCACACCCCAGCGTGAGGCTGATGTTGGCCGGGGTCAGGCTGAGAGGTTGTGGGCCAAGATCACTCAAGCTAGCCCAGAGAGCAAGCGGTACCAGCTACGCGGTAACCATGATGCCCGTGCACTAAAGCTCTTGCTTGAGAAGGCACCAGAGCTTGAGCCATTCTTTGACGATAAAGATTTTTACCGCTTCCCCGGTGTTGAGACAATCTTTGATGAGAAAGAGCTACTGATACTAAACGGTGTGGGATACCTGCACGGCTGGGCCAAGCTTGGTGACCACATGAAATACTTTCTCAGGTCCGTGGTGCGTGCTCACTCCCATGTGGGGGGCTGTGTTTCCCTACGCATCCACGGCAAGACTCTCTGGGAGTTGGACTGTGGGTACCTTGGTGACCCCACTGCAATCCCGATGCGCTACAGGCCAACCACGGTTACCAAGTGGACATGGGGCTATGGGTGGGTTGACAGTGCTGGTCCCCGCTTCATTCCGCTCTAGTTGTGGCAGTGTACAAGTACACTACCACACCGGAAACGAGTCAAAAAGGGGGTATTTTGATGGCTACAAGGGCAGTTTTAAGGCGTCAAAAGAGGTTTTGGAAGCTTTGGGGCTGGTGGTAAAAAGAAAGGCTTGGCACTCATCCGGTCATTGAGAGTGCCAAGCCCATAGCCAGCGGTTTACTACTTTGCTGGCCTAACTTCTGCTCACTTGCCGATCTTGAAAGCGGTCTTGGCTCTGAGGCAGATAGCCGTAGTTGTACATGGCGTCAAACCTTCTCTGGTCCATGGTGAATAGGCTGAGACTGTCAATAATCCCCAGCAACACTGAGATGCCAGTGAAACCCAGAAGGAAGTACATGAAACCCTTTCCACCTTCACCAAGGTAGAATTTATGCACACCGATGGCACCCAGACACAGAGCAAGCAATGCAGCCGTGGTTTTATTTTTCATGGTCATACTCCTCACTTTCAATTTTAGGAAACTTAGGGCAGTCCCCACCGCTTCCCAGACAATACCCGTAAAAAAGATACTCACAGTCATTCAAAAAATCTAAGTCCACCGCTGGCTCAGTGGCCACAATCTCAATGGTGACCAGAGCCTTTTGTGCATCCCACCCCGTAGTGGCATAGGCCACTGGGGTGAGACACACAAAAATTAAAAGTGCTGTCTTACTCATCGTCCTCATCCTCATCCGGCATGTTGTCCATTGAGTCCTGCAACACCCGCTTGTGCCTGTCCTCTTTTTCCACCATCTCACCCCACAGGTCCTCATCTCTCAGTTTCAGCACCTCTTTACGGATGAGTTTTTCAATCACGGGTGGGTCAAGGGCATCCAACTCCCAAGAGTCATGGCCATACTCCTCAATGTATCGCTTGGCCCTCTTGTCAGTAGTCTTGGCTGGGTTGGGTGGCGGGTTGTACTTCTCAACTTGGTCCATGTTGAGAGCAATGCGGTTGACCTTGCACCCAGCACCACCAATGAATAGGGCAAGCCGGTCATCAATGTCACGGGTCATGTCCTTACCACTTGGGTCATGGTCACCAAGGTGGATGACATGTGGTTGTTGTCCATTGCTCTTGTGACGCTTCAACCGCATCCCAGCTGACCACATCTCTGACTGAGAGGTGTAGCCCCTGCAAGAGAAGTAGGACACATCAAGCTCTCTGCAGACCTTCTCAATGACACCAATGAGTGCGTCTTTCTCAATCCACACCTCAACGTGGTTGGGTTGGTTGGCCCACTTGTCCACCTTGTACTGATTTACACAGGCTGCAACAATGTCCTGTGGACTATTCCAGTGGTTGTTACCCTGCAGGTTTCGAGTGCGGTCAACAATGGCATCCCAGCTGATGAGTCCAGCAAGCCGGGCATCATTTATGATACTCCCCAGTTTCTTGTACTCAATGAGCTTGTTGGCAAGAATACCACGGGCAACAAACTGGTAGTACAGCTGCCTCAGGGTCAGGTCAAAGCCCTGCTTTTGATACTCAGCAATGATGCCATTGGCCACCTTGATGGTTTCCAAAGCACTGGGTGCAAAACGACGGTCTATGTACTTGATGAGTGTCATGACCGCACCCCCGTGAGCTTATCAAGGTTGGCCTTGAGACCGTCATTGGGGTCTATGGCCTTGCTCAAGTGCCTCTGAAATTCCCTGAATAGATCACGCATCCCACCACCGTCCAAGTAGCAGATAAATTCAGCTGGGTTTTTCTTGAAACCAAGAAATTTGTCCCAATAGTAGTCACCCATGCCCTCTGGACTTCTGCCCCATGTGCGTCTGAAGTCCTCAAGTCCCATGCAGTATAAGTGTCTGATGCACTCTTGAAATTGGCTTGATGTCATAAATTTACTCCAACCCAGCTTCTGCAGCTGCAATGGTGGTTTCACCAATGCTGTCATAAAAGCCTGTGGTGGGGTTGAGCTTCATGCAATGGCCCCTGAAATAGTGCCCGGCCAGTGCCCCTGATTGGGTCCAAAGCTCTACAACATTGGTCACCCGGTTGGCACCAGAGCGGCGTTTTAAAGCGGCCATGATTTTTGGCTTTCTTGGGTCCGTGGATTTCACGGATACTTTGGTTTTCATAGTAGTCACCTCTGGCTCTGATTTTAGCACAGTGCGTTAGTCTTGACTACGAAATACTCCCCATCTATACCCTATTGATTTACCTAAGCAATAGTGCTACCAATCTTGGACTGTCAGAAAAATCAACAATAGGAGTAAATGACAATGATAAAGACAAAAAAGGCAGGGAAGCTTGCACGGGAAACCAAAAAATATTGGAAAGTCTGGGTACCTCACACGGTGCTCAAGCGTGCAGACAAGAAACGCAAAAATCAGGGCAAGACTTGGACAGCCTTGGTTGAGGACCTTCTCACCAGCTACGCTAAGTGAGGTGACATTTTACAGGGAGTAGGCTCTATGCTTACTCCCTGAGTTTCCTTCAACGTCTTACTGTTTTCCAGCACAATCACACCGCCCTCATACTGGTCCCACGTTAGCTCTCTCAACTCTTTTGCAAGCCACCTCTGTCTGGTGTGCAGGTCAATGAATTTAAAAAAGCGGTACCTGATGCGCTCTTGTGGAATACGCACACAGAGGGCTACCAAGGCTTGCCCCCCTTGCAGGTGCATGAGGTACAGGTTTCTCAGCTGAGAGCGTGTGAGGTCCTTTATGCCAAAAGCTTCCCATTTCCTTGCCATCTTGGTCTCAATGCCATAGAAGGTGCCCTTTTTGAGTGCGATGATGTCACAGGGTTTCTCTGGTGCGAATTGAGTAACCAAGGCTTGTCTGTATGGGAAGTCTGGAATTTTGTAAGACCAAGCCCCCCACTTATCCAGTGCGTTGCGTAGCTCAGTAGTGAAAGTAGCCTCTCTCACAGTAACCCCTTTTGCCGGAATAGCTTTAGACCAAAGGCAATGTTGGGAGTGCCACCAATGCAGCCCACAAGCCAGTCATAAACTTCACGGCCAAAGCTTTGCCACCTTTCCAACTCTCTCACCCGTGCCTCAAGCTCAGCTATTCTTTTTTGGTACTGATACCGTGTAGCCTCTTTCATTTTAGTCCCCTAACGTCTTGTACAGCTGCTCAAAGTTTATACCCCATAAGTCAGAGTGCTCATGGTCTGGGAGTTTTTCAGTCACCCTGTCTGCCAAGATGTAGAGCACATGACGCTTGATTGTCTCAGGCAGGTGCCTTGCCACCCAGTCAGAAAGCCACATTTTGAAAGCATACCACTTTGAATTAGTCATTGGGTCTGTCCACCTTTTGCAACACAATAGTAAAACCGTTTCCAACCTTGTCATCCACGTCCTGAAATTCAACAACGTGCAGACGCATAAACTCACACAGGTCAATCACGTCCTGAGTCACCCACACATTCCAGTGTCTGAAGTCATCCACCTCTGGCTTTTTCCTAAAGGCAATTTCCTCAAGCGTAGTCCGTGGCCGGTCCTTATCAAAGGTCCTATCCTTGTGGGGTATAACCATAAAGATGTATCCACCATGTTTTACCACCCGCATCCACTCATCAAGAGTGCCAACGGGGTCCCAGCAATGCTCAAGCACATGGCTACTCAAAACAAAGTCAAGGCTACCACTTTCAAAGGGCAGCTTGTCAGCTACGGCTGTGACATGCACCTTGGCCACTTCACCGCAAAGCCTCAGCTGCTCTTGAGTAAAGGGTGTCTCATCTCTGGTGTAGTCCACATTGATGCACCCCTTTATGCCAAAGGGGTTGTGTGCAGAGGCACCAATCTCAATGCCATTCAGCCCATCAAGGTACTTGTGAGCCAAGGCTGACTCTTTGAATTTCATGATGAGAGCACCGATGCAGCAACTGCAGTGATGAGGAAAAAAGCACCAGCCCTAAACCACTGCATATCCCACTGCAGTACGGCTACAGCGCAAAACATCATTGAGGATGCAATGCAGAGCTTTACAAGGAAGTGGAAAAACTCACGGCGCACCATCTCTTTTTTCTTCTCAAGAATTGCATTGGTCAGCTGCTCTTTTTGTTTCTCATTCAGTGTCATAGTGCCTCTCTCAATTCCCGCTCTTTACTCCTAAGCGTTTTTAAAATCTGCCCGTCAATCTCACTTCCCACAATGTAGTGCACACAGCATGGGTTTCCCTGACCAATGCGATGGATGCGCTTGATGGCTTGCCAGTTGTCACCGGGCACCCATGACACATCATTCATGACAATGTTAGATGCCTTGGTCATCGTAAAACCCACCCCGGCTGCACCGATTGTGCACACAAGGGCCTTGATCTTACCAGCCTGCAACTCAGCTACCCGCTGGTGCCTATTCTTGGCTGGGGTACTCCCCTGGATGATGCCCACGGGGTGCTTTTTCATGATTTCAGTGAATAGGACCTCACAGGACTCAACGTGGTCCGTGAAAACCACTACACTCCCCGCTTGGTCAATGATGTCTAGGACGTACTTTGAGGTGAAGTAGGCTTTTACCTTGGCTGAGAGAGCCTTGGTTGTAGTGAGGTGAGAGGCACCGTAAAGAAAGTCAGCCTGCATCCTCTCATCAAGCTTTTTAAGCTCTGCTATTGGGTACTGCACCACCTTCTCAATGAGTGGTGGCAAGTCCAAAATTTTGTCTGCTTTGCGTCTGATGTACTTACCCTTGAGAAGTTTCTTGAGGGCCTTCACCTTGCCTTGTTTCAGGCCAGTGTACTTTTTCACCTTCACGTCTTTGAGCATGGTGCCCCCACGGGTCCTCACATGCACTTTGAGATTTAGCTCTTTGTAGTGGCTGAAATAGTCACAGAAAGCCTGCTCACTTTTGAAGTAGTCAGACATCCTGAGACCGTTAGACGTGGATGGATGCTTTGAGATGAGTAGGAGTGGGGAGTACCACTCAGTAACCCTATTCTTGACAGGTGTGCCACTCAGACCAACAAAGTAATCCGGTGTGGCTGTCTCAAAGCATTGGTGAAAGGCTTGAGTCCTGAGGGCCTTCAAAGACTTGAGGTATTGTACCTCATCAGCAATGACAAAATCATAGTCCTCAAAAAACTTCATGCTCTGCTTTTTCAGCATGTCATAGGAAATAAAATCAATGGTGGCATTGGTCCGGGTGAGAAACTTCTCAACCTCTGCTTTCCAAGTGTCAATGAGGTAGGCTGGACAGACAACTAAGCTCCTCATGTTGCACATGTCAGCAAAGTACAGGGCCTGCAAAGTCTTACCAAGTCCCATCTCATCACCGATGATGCAAGCCTTGGCTTTCCAGATAAAGTTGCCACCAGCCATCTGGAAGTCTAGGACCTTGATGCCTTTCCTTATCACCTGATGGCCCCCATTGCTTTGATGATGGCCTTACCATAGTGCCCCTTGTCCTGCAGCACCGCTGAGTAGGCTACACCAGAGTAAAACCCACGCTTAAAGATCACGCGCCACGGAAATAGTGGTAGTAGCAATCTTACCCACCAAGGAAAGTCACTCACGGCAATGGTCATTGACTGACTCATGCTTTTTGCCATGTGGTTTTTGATGATGTTTTTCATTTTGCCCCCCATTCACGGTTGAGATTGAGAGCAGCACGGCAAAGGTCACGCATAACGTAGCAGCGTGCTTCCAAGCTCTCAGTGCTTTCAGCCGTGGTAACCACTTGGCTCAGCACACTGTCAACGGACTTGATGTGAGTTTTTAGCTTAGTCACCTCAGTGCTGAGAGCTTCCTCACGCTGGCACCGGGGACATTTCCCCACCCCAATAAAATGCAGACCGCACGCACAGCTATTCATTCCAAGCCCCCACTTGAAAGACCTTGCCATGGCAGTGGCAGGTCACCCCACCACTGCCACAACATGGTTTAAGCCAACCTTGGCTCACCGATATTCACTCAATGCCCTCTTTGGTGGCAAACCACCCAGCCACCTCAATGTCTTGGTTCAAGCCTTCCTCAAGCTGGTCACCGTCCTCAATGACCGATCTTGGCACCCACTTCTCAAAGGCCCCATCCTTCGGGTCATAAA